CAAATACCAATTCCATTTTGAATCAAATCAATTTATGGATAAGGAAGATAGGAGTGTTAGTTTATCCCCATTCTTAAATGACAGACCAGAGCTAAAAGAGTTTTTTAAGGAAATGTTTAAAAGATTTTTGAATAAAGACCAACAACATGGTAAGAGAGTTCAAGTTAAATACCCTAACGATAACGTATCTAAGTATATTGGGATATATGGGTTTGATGAATTTATGGAAAGTTTACCACAAGATATGGTGAGGTTTGATTTTGAAGCTGGTGGTGGTTACGGAAACCAAGACAAATTAGCATCAAGACCGTTACCAGAAAAATTCACAACATTTTCAGACCTACAGATTTTACACATTGAAGGTTTAGTTAGTGAGATACCAGAAAGTATTGGCAATCTAAAGAAGTTAAAATTCCTATCTTTAGCAAAGAACCCAGATTTAAAGTCTCTACCCGAATCATTAGCGGACTTAGAAAACTTAGAAGTTATTAACATTAAGGATTCACCTAATGTTGAAATAGGTCCAAGACTACAAGAAAAAGACGACAACGAAGAACTTATTATAATTCGTTAAAAAAATTTTATATATTTGTAACATGGAAGTAGACGTTTTAATTTATATTAACACACTTAAGAATTTTTTTGATAAAGACCAACAGGCGTATCAAGATATGTTTGGTACTTTAACTATCGATAAAGAAATCTTTTTTGAAGAAGTTAGTAGGATAGCAAATAAAAACTTTAAAGAAAATGGTGAAGCAATACTCTCTACTGAACAAATATATGAAGTTGTCGACACACTACTAGGTAAAAAATTATCCCAAAGCCAAAAAGAAACTGAATTACCACCATCATTCAAAAAAATATTAAAAGATTTCCCACCCTTTTCTCTAAATTAATTGACATTAGGTTATTATATCTATATCTTTAGATAAAAATAGCTATGACGGATAAATTAGAAAATACTAAAAAAATTGCTAATGAATTGTTACTTGAAAAGTACGAACCAATACTAGTAATTAAATTAATTAGAATTCCACCAGTAGAAGAATTACAAGCTTTCGCTTCTAAAATACAAAAAGATTTTGGGTACCAAACATTGGTTTTACCGGGTGAACTTGAAACAACTGTTGATATTATTAGTGTGTGTAAATCAGAGTCTACGGAAATTGGGGAATTAAAAGAACAAGTATACAAAACATGTAAACTTTTAGAACAGGAACTAGAAAAACCTGTTGAATTTAAAACAGCAAAAGAAATTATAAAAGATGGCAAAGAGACTTAAAGGTGTAATACTGGCGGGTGGTACCGGGAGTAGACTATACCCACTAACTAAAGTAACTAACAAACATTTACTACCAGTTTATGATAAACCAATGATATATTATCCATTAGAAACTTTAAAAAGGATGGGTTGTAAAGATATTATGATTGTTTCTGGTAGAGAACATTGTGGTGATATTTTAAATTTATTAGGTAGTGGTAGAGATATGGGTTTAAAATTATCTTATGAAATACAAGATGAAGCTGGTGGTATAGCACACGCTTTGGGGCTAACTGAAAAATTTGTAGGAGCCTCCAATGTCGCTGTGTGTTTGGGTGATAACATATTTGATGATGAAATAACTACTTTTGATATGGATGATTTTGATGGTGGTGCTAGAATATTTTTAAAAGAGGTACACGACCCTGAAAGATTTGGGGTAGCGACTGTTAGAAAGGGTACAAAATGTGAGGTAATATCAATAGAAGAAAAACCTAAAAAACCAAAATCTAATCTATGTGTAACTGGACTATACGTGTATGACAATAAAGTATTTAACTACATAAAAAATCTAACACCTTCTGATAGGGGTGAATTAGAAATTACAGACGTAAATAATTTCTACGTAAAAGATAGGTTAATGAGTTGTCACTTTCTAAATTCATGGTGGTCAGATGCTGGTACATTTGAAAGTTTATTAAAAGCCTCATCTCTAGTTGCTAATAAAAAATTATGTGAATGCCCAAACCAAAAATCAGAACCACTACCAAGAGTAAGCCCAACAGGAGAATTTGGTAAAACTAGAATAAGTGAAAAATGATAGATAAAGAAAACCTAAGAAAATACAAAGACCAACCAATTATAAATCCCAACACACAGTGGGATAAAAAAACAAATTCAAACGCACAATGGGATAAGTACCCAACACAAGAAGATATTATAAAATTTAATAGGTCACAAAACGCAAAAAAAGAAATGGTAAACCACCCTAATCATTATGGTGGTAGAAATAATCCTTATGAGGCTATTAAAGTTATAGAAGCTTGGGATTTAGGGTTTAATTTAGGTAATGCGGTCAAGTACATTTCAAGAGCTGATAAAAAAGGAAATAAATTACAAGATTTAGAAAAATCAAGTTGGTATATTAATAGAGAAATTAAAAAATTAAAAAATGAAAGGTAAAATTAACACAGACAAAGGAACTATGGTGGTAGAGTTCTATGAAAAAGACGCACCAAACACAGTAAATAATTTTGTTAAACTAACAAAAGAAGGTTTTTACAAAGACCTTAATTTTCATAGGGTTATCCCCGGATTCGTAATCCAAGGAGGTTGTCCTAATGGAAATGGTATGGGTGGACCCGGGTATAAAATTGATTGTGAATTAGATGGTGATAATCAATATCACGACAAGGGAGTTCTTTCTATGGCACATGCTGGAAGAAATACAGGTGGTTCACAATTTTTTATATGCCACAACAGACAAGGTACACAACACTTAGACGGTAACCATACCTGTTTTGGTAAAGTTACAGAAGGGTTAGACCTAGTAGGTCAGATTCAAGAGGGAGACAAGTTTAACGTAGAAATAGAAGACTAATGAAAATTAGATTATCAGATTATACTGGTAACACACCTTTAATACCTATAACTATTGGTGATATTACTGTGTGGGGTAAATGTGAATTTATGAACCCATCTGGTTCTGTAAAAGACCGTATGGCTACATTTATTATTAATAACGCAGAAAAAGAAGGGTTAATTAGTAAGGGGGATATCCTGTGTGAAGCTACTAGTGGGAATAGTGGGATAGCTTTTGCTATGTTAGCGGCGGAAAGAGGTTATAAGATGGTGATAGTTATGCCATCTAATATGTCAGAAGAAAGAAAGAAAATGTTTGAGTATTATGGTGCTGAACTGATTGAAGCTCCGGAAGGTGATTTTGATGAAGCTATTAGAATGAGAGACGAACTTTGTTATGTTAATGAATGGTTTAACTGTAATCAATTTGACAACCCTTTAAACATACAAGCACATTATATAGGTACTGGACCAGAAATATACAATCAATTTAAGGAAGATAATTCAGAAAAAGAACCATCGGTTTTTGTTGCGGGTACTGGAACAGGTGGTACTTTAATGGGTACGGATAAATTTTTAAAAGAGATGTGGCCTAAAATAAAAGCTGTAGCGGTAGAACCAGCAGAAAGTGCCGTTATGAGTGGTGGTGAACCAGGACTACACGGAATTCAAGGAATAGGGGATGGTAGTAAATTCTTAGTAGACCTAAATAAGGTAGATGAAGTTAGAACAGTCTCTACAGAGTGTGCAAAAAAATGTGCAAGACACCTAGCAAAAAATTATGGGTTATTTGTGGGGATAAGTGCGGCAGCTAACATATTCACAACATTTCAGTGGTTAAGAGATAACGATAAAACATCTGGAGTCACAATTCTTTGTGATAGAGGTGAAAGGTATTTTAGTTGTATGTAACCAACTAAATACTTTATAGTGTAAGTCGTTTATGATTGTATTTATTATAAACGACTTTTTTATGCGTATAGCTTTTACAAAAATACTTAAAGAACTAATTTATGAACAACTAGACACGTCAAACTTTAAAAGAGCGTCTGAATTAGTTGCTTCACAGTGGTATTGGGATTTTGTTAGGAAAGAAGAAAAATTAAAATGTAAAGCTTATAATATTGGTGATGGTAAATGGACAATTGGTTATGGACATACTGAAGGTGTTAAAGAAGGTGATATTTTAGGTGATGGTATAGATTGTAAGGAAGAAGCTGATAAAATATTAAGAGAAGATTCTACTTATCACGCTAATAAATTAAGAAAGATTTTTACAGATTGGGAGGGGCAAGGTTTAAATATCTTAATAACTCAAGGTATGTTTGACGCTTTATTATCTTTATCGTTCAATGGTGGTGCAAGTGGTATAAGAAGGTCGGATGTTATAGCTTTATTAAAAAAATCACAAACAATAGATAATGAAAAAATAAATGCCGCGGCGGAAAGTATTAAGACTTATAGGGTGTCTAAAAAATTTCCAGGGTTGGCCAAAAGAAGAGAAAAAGAATATCAAAGATTCATAGAAGGACTTTAAGTATTTATATAACATGAGGAATATAGTATTAACAGAAAAACAAATTGAACTTGTAAGTAAATCACTTATTACTGAGAGTGGTATACAAGATATTAAAAAATTAGCTAAACGTTATCCTAAAGCACAAATTTACTTTCATTTAGATTTAGATGGTGTGGTTTCTGCTATAGCCATGAGGGAATATTTACAAAAATACGGAATAGATGTTATAGGTTACAAAACAATACAGTACGGAGACAAGGAGTTTGCGTTAGTAAAACCAGATGCTAGTGAAGATGTTATGCCAGTTCTTGTAGATTTTGCACACGGTAAACCAGAATTTAAAATACATACAGACCATCACGATAGTCAAACAGGAGTAGAAGATGACGCATCCACACAATTTAGAGGTGCTCGTTCCAACGTAGAAACAATTTCAGGTATAATATCACCAACAGACATATTTCCAAGTGGTGATATAGATTTATTTAGAACGGTTGATTCAGCAGATTTCCACAGACAAGGTATAAAACCAGATGAGGTTATTAGTTTTATTTTTAATACAGATAGAGAAAAGGACATTGAAAAGAATAAACAGGCCGCTGGATTCGCCTTAAACAAATTAATACTAGCTTATAAAAATAAACCAGGTTATCTAGAAAAATTAGCTATGTACTCTAACCCTAGTATTGTTAGTATGTTTATGAAAGGTAAAGAACTAGCTAGAGATATGGGGTTTGTTGGTGTTGAAGAACTACAAGCTAACGCAGATAACTACAGAGAAAGATTGAGAGATTTTGATAAAGTAAAAAAAGAAGGTAAAATATTAGTACAATATGGTATCCCTTCCGCTTTTAAACCTGGTTCTTACGATAGGTATGCATCTTTAGAAATGTATCCTGAAGTTGAATATTTTCTTATGATTTGGCCTATGGGTTTATTACAAACTAGTTGTAATCCATTTAAAGAAAAATTTGATGAAAATGTAAATTTAGGTGCGATGGCATCTGAAGTTTTAGAAGAACATAAATCAGAACTTAGTGCTATAGAAGTACCGTTATCACAAATTAAAAGAATAAGTGAAAGAAGTGTAACCGCGACCCTACAAAAACTAATGAAACAAAGTGATGAAGATTTTGGAGATGTAAAATCAGAAAAAGATTTTTTTGGTTTTAGATTTAAAGATTTAGTTGCTTTATATAACGATAAAATAAAAGGAATTAATCCTGATAAAAAAAGTAGTTTTAAAGATATGATTGTTGATATAACTAATAAACCATTCTCTGATTTAAGTAGGAAACAAAAACAAATGTTAGATTATATTACCGTTAACGCTTATGACATAATTGTAGCTAATAGTGGTGGTCATCCTTGTATTACTAACATATCTGGTATTAATTATTTAGGTAAAGACGGTTTACCTATGTTGAAAAAACTTGCAGCAGCGATGTTAGCCAAACTTAAACAAAAAGTTAATTAATGAAGGAACAAAAACTAACACCAAGTAGAGACTCTAAAATGGTTTTACCAAAAGATGGACTAGTTAAACAACAAATTGATTTTATTTGTGAACCGGGAGTTTGTCAATGTGGACCTACATTTGTATCCAATCCAAATGTTATACAATACCCAACATTAGAAGATTGTGTAAATGATAATAATTGTTGTAAAAGATGGAAATGTGACCCAAATGGGTTAGGGGTTTGTGAAGCGGTAGATGACGCAAATGCCCCTTTCGCGACAGAACAAGATTGTTTAACGGTAAACCCAAATGGGTGTGAACCAGTAGGTCCAGATAGTTGTTGCACTGTTTGGGCATGTGTTGGTAAAGGAACTAATAGTGAATGTTGTAAATCATTAGAACTTTGTAAACCTCCAGGTGCACCATGGGGAACTTACTATCCTGGTGGATTTCCTTGGAATCTGGTCGAGTCCTCAAGTGTACCACTAAAAGAATTTAACAAAATTTTAAAACAAAACTTATTACTAGAATGGATGTGTAATATGGATTGGTCAGCACATTTTGGTATTTGGCTTGGTTTAACAAAACAAGAATGTTTAAATGGTCCTGGATATACTGGTGTTGGTCCAGCTTCTGGACAAGGAGGTTGTGGTCCTTGTATGGCAACACCATATATAACTAAAGATTTTGTTGCTGACTACTCAGGTGATGAAGCTATGGACATGATTAATAAATGGAAAGAAGAAGGTAGAGTTAAAAAGTTAGATGAAAGTTTTTACACTAACATTGTAAAGTTAGTAGAAGATGTGTACCGAACTCAAAAACTATTGAAGGGTTAATTCATCACCCACTAAAATATTATTTTTATCACAATACCCACCAGGAAGTTCTAGAACAGAATCTGCAATCCCCTCATAATTTTTACAATCTAACCCCATACAAGGTTGACAATCCTTGTGGATATTATTAATTTTACCATTAACTATAAATAAAATATCTAAAGGTATGTTACAATTTTTCATCCAAAAAGACCTCTCACCTATTGAGTTAAACGGGAATAACATACCACCGTCTAAATTACCCCTACCCATCATACCTGTAGTTTTAGCTTGTGGTGTATCCATTATTTCTAATGGTATTTGTTGATTGTTTAATATTGCGTTCATATATTTAGATAAATATTAACTTATTATGGATTTAGACAAAAAAGATAAAAAAGAGTTAGAAGAATTAAAGAAAGAATTAAAAAGTATTAAAGAAAACAAAGAGTTGGAAATAGATTCTAATTTATTAATGGAATTAGAATATAATTTAAATAAATTAAATAAAATAATTAAAGATGAAAATAAAAATTAAATTAGAGTATATTTGGTTAGATGGTAACGAACCAGAATCTAACATTAGAAGTAAAACTAAAGTACATACAGTAGAAACTGAAGGACCAATAAATAATATAGACCCACAAGATTTACCAAACTGGTCTTTTGATGGTAGTTCTACAAATCAAGCTAAAGGTTATAGTTCAGATTGTATATTAAAACCAGTTAGGGTGGTTAAAGACCCACAAAGACCAAATTCTTTTTTAGTTATGTGTGAGGTTTTAAATTCAAACAAGACACCACATAAGACAAATAACAGGTGTTTAATACCAGAAGGGTTAGATAATGAAGATACTTGGTTTGGTTTTGAACAAGAATATACTATAATGGAAAATGGTAAACCTCTAGGTTTTCCAGAAAATGGTTATGCTGAACCACAGGGTGAGTATTATTGTGGTGTGGGTGCTGGTATAGTATCAGGTAGAAAATTAGCTGAAGAACATTTAGATGTTTGTTTACTAGCTGGATTAGATATTACAGGTATAAATGCCGAGGTCATGTTAGGTCAGTGGGAGTATCAGTTATTCGGTAAAGGACCTAAAAAAGTATCTGATGACCTTTGGATATCTAGATTTTTATTAAAAAGAATAGCAGAATTTCATAATTTAGAAATTAGCTTCCACCCTAAACCAGTAAAAGGAGATTGGAATGGTTCAGGACTACACTGTAACTTCTCAACAAAGGAAATGAGAGAGGTAGGTGGTGAAGAATTATTTGAAGCTGTTTGTAATTTTCTTAACCTACTACATGAGGAACATATTAATGTTTATGGTTCAGATAATGAACAAAGATTAACTGGAAAACATGAAACACAATCTATAGATAAGTTTAGTTACGGTATTAGTGACCGAGGAGCTAGTATAAGAATACCAATATCTACTGTAGAAAATGGTTGGAAAGGTTACCTAGAAGACAGAAGGCCTTCAGCTAATGGTGACCCATATAAGATTACAAACGCTTTAATTAATACATTAGTTAGTTGTGAAGAGTTTGTTGAATTTAATAATAGTAAAGAAGATATTGAGGTTGTCGCTGAATAATTTGTTAGTTTAAAAATTATTGTTTACATTTGTACTATAAATGGACCCGTAGCTCAGCTGGATAGAGCAACAGCCTTCTAAGCTGTAGGTCATAGGTTCGAATCCTATCGGGTTCACCAACTAAAAATTATAAAATTTAGAATATGTTTAGTTATAAAGAAATTAGTAAATTAAGTAAAGATTATCCGAACGACTGGGACTTCGCTAAAAAGATTAGAAGTATGGTTGAGGACGTAGATAAAAAAAGAAAAGAGGTAATCGGGAATGAGACTAGATATATCTATGAAAGAAATCCTGATACTGGAGAAATTTTTAGAAGAAAGTTTGGTGATTACGATTCACCAAGAGAGTTAATAAACGTGGAAGAATTTAAAAATAGTAATAAATAAAAATAATAAAAATGGCGAAAAAAAGAAAACTAAACTCAAAGAATCCAAAGTATTTTGAAAAGACAAAAGACAACTCACCCCAAATTAAAGAGAAAAAATTATTGTGTAACGCACCAATTAGAAACGTTAACGGTGATTTGGTAGAAGGAAAAACAATCCCAGTTTATGGTGTCTGGTACGAAAACGAATTATAAAATGGCATATAATATTATAAAAGTAATGACTAACAAAGAAAACGGTCAAAAACAACATATTTTATTAACCGATGGACTTTCCCAAATTTGGGATATAAAAAAGAAATCAGAAGCTGAAAGAATATCTAAAATGTTAACAGAAAATTCAGACAGTGGTTGGGTTTATCTTGTAAGAGAAACTTGTAGTAGAAAGTAAAAAATGCGGGTGTAGCTTAATGAAAGCGGCATACATTCCAGTAGGTAGATGGTGGTTCGTTCCACCCACCCGCTCTAAAAAGTACAGGTTGGGGTATAGAGAACACGAAACATTGTT